GATTAAGAGTCCACTGCTCTACCAATTGAGCTATCAAGCCTAATGGAGCCGGTGGGTTTCGAACCCACGTCCAAACAACCTCAACTAAAAACTCTATAGCACTCTGCTACATTTAAACATTCGACCTTAGGTAAATGCACAAACCCTAAAGCTATATCTCGTATTTAACTAGAGGGCTGAGATACCCCTTCTAGCGAGTAACGTGGTTTATAGCTACTACTGCACCGTTACTTACAGATAGTCGCTCACCTTAATCGGTAATTATTTGTGTTGATTAGACAGACATACAAGTCGAGGGAGACTTGTTAGGCTGCCATCTCAACAGGTTGAACTGTTTTTGCAGTTATATTTAAGTTTGGTGATTACGTCACCACTCGGAGTGAAGTTCTTAATCTTAGTCGCCTGTCGAATCCAAGACGACCCCTAAATAATATTTTATAGCCTAGCAAGAAGATACCCCTAAAAACTATACATCTATTTTAGCAAAGACTTATAGAATATGCAAGCAGTCTGCGTAACAAACTACTCACATATTCTAATAAAACTTAAGCTATCTTTAATACCCCCTACAAGATATTGGTTTGTCGCCACCTATTAACACTAACATTCAAAGCAGCAACCCCAACAATCTCATCCCACTTACTAGAGAAAGTATCTTTAAACTTCTCTGACGGGGGAATTTCCTTAGAGTAAGCAATAACACCCTTAAACATCAATAAGGTAGGTTCGACAGTAGAACTTTCTTCTGGTTCTTCCTCTTCCCTCAGCATTACCTTGCTTACGATACTACCATCATCCTTCATAGATAAATGGTTGTACACCAAAATCTCACCTAAAGGGTCACGAAGAACGAAGGTTACAAAGTGTTCACCATTCAGAGCCAAATACTCTAAAATTGTCCGAATGTTTGTACCAAGCTCCGATACACCCTCTACTAACCTAACAGTTCTCATAATAAAACCTCCAACAATCTTCTACTAACTAGGGAAGTTTTCTATCATTCCCTCTAATATTTTAATAATGTGAGACATTACTCCATCAAACATTTCTTCATCCCTTAGACGAGAAGTAACCTCTTGTAAAAGTTTTAATATTAAAATCTCCTCGTCACCAAGATCTGGGAAATTCTTTATACTTACATTAGGCACCTCTTCAAAGTAAATAATACCACTAGGACAACTCAAAGAGATATACTCATAAGACTCCTTAGCCTTCTTAGCCCAAATAAGAGCTTTCTCTAAGTCCTGTTTACCTCCCTTGTGTTTGTGACGTATTACATACTTAGAAACTACCCCAAGAGGATAAGGGAAAAGACTTTGAATGGCAAAATCCCAAGCTTCAATCTTATTTTGTATATACCGTTCTGGATTTACTAGTTCTTCGTCTTTTACGAATTTTTCTTTCATGATTACCTCCACTTCGTTAGTAAGCAAGATACTACTACTCTTCCAACATTGTTGCATCGAAGATAAAAGCCTTCTTAGTACCGTTTAAAGTATCACTTTCGCAGTTTCCTACCCCTTCAGACACAGTCATTGTAGGTTCGTACCTATTCATAGAAACATTAGTAGAAATACTTGCTAAGAACTTTAGGAAGTTTTCTTGCTCCTTAGTACAGATAACATTAAATACCGTTGAAGCTTCTGGGTGATTCAGCTTGACGCACATTGTTGACTTATAATTGTCTTTGTCTTTCATATCTATAACCCACTCTTTCCAATAGAAAAGCAAGTAGTCTTCAGAGCAAACTACTTACAACTTAAAATTAAGATTTCCACAAGTACCAAGCCTGATAATACCACTCCATAGCTTCTTTAGAAAAGTCTGTCCTTCCATACATACCCCAACCGTAATCTGGACGGATAAGAAAAGGAATCTTAGATTTATTAGGCAAAATCAATTCTGCATAATATGCATACTCTTCTGAATCTCCTGTTAGTCGAACACGCAAATTTACGCTAACTTCTCTTGCCTTATTGTTAAACCAATGTACCCTGCGTTTTACGTCTGAGTAGGTAGTTATAATTTCACTACCTCTATAACCATTATTCATTACAATGTATTGCCTTTGCATATAAGCCTCCTAAAACTTCTTATCATGATTTAGAGTTATCCAAATCTAAATATTCCTTCTTGAATTCATTAAACTTACCATCTAACCGTACCTCATAAGACAGAGAACCTAAGTATGAGTACTCTTTATCTAGTAATCCCATTAGCCTTTTTACTAATTTAGGATACCCATCAAATAATAGTGACCAAAAATTGTCATTATTAGGTAAGCTCATCCAACTAGAGAAGTTACTCCAAAAGCGAACCCTGGATTCATTCAATAGAACCTCTATCGCCATAGTACCCTTATCAACGAATTCATAAACGTCACGACTCTCCATATACGGCTAAAGATACACGAACAACTCCATCAGAGCTACGATGTGCAGAGTTAAGACTAACCTTATCTACACTTAACCTATGTGTATCAAAATCATAAGTTTTTGCTGGATTCACAAATACTGGATTCACAATTCCCACCTAGAATACCTCATTTCTTAAAATTATGTACCTTGTAGGACTCGAACCTACGGTGACTCGGTTATGAGCCGAGGGCTTTAACCAACTAAGCTAAAGGTACAAATAGAAAAGGTAGGACGCTTTAGACATCTTCACCATGACTCTTACACGTATTAAATACATCCTACCCTAGTAGCCTAAGCTACTATACTAATAGTTTACCAAATTAGATAAGCTAATTCAACTTAATTTAAGACTATAATGCTAACGATTCTTTTTCTATGTACTCTAACCTTCTTAATGAATTTCTTGTAATTACAAAGAATACATCCATAGGTATAGGAGGTATAGGCTCTTTAGAGTTAAATCTAAGAGAATCATAAGGAAAACGTTGCAAATACCTTAATAACCCATGACCTTGTAGAAATGACCACATATCTTTAACAAAAGGCTCAACTTCTTTTAATTTCAGTAAAGAGTCACCAATCCTATGAGAAGTAACAGAAACCTCAAAGCCATGATATATTGCTATTTTCTTTAAAGTAATCTCTAAAATTAGATGCAGATTAGTATAAACTATTCTAGGGTCTTTATAGGGCATCCTAGCTAAAGAGTTATACATACTAGTTAGTTGGGAGTGAGATAAATAGTCTGTAAATAAGGGTTGCTTCTTATTTCTAGCAGACGCAATCATACAAGCACCTCTTCGTAATACCCCAAGGTTTCCCTGTCATCACTCAACCCATACCTAGAACCCACTGGAGTGAAAGAAACATTAATACCAGTCTCTTTAGTAAACCTATCTATGGAATCATCTAGCAAACCACCACCTAAAAAGGGGTTATCCATCTTGTCTGGGTAAATTAAGTGAACCCAGTTTTCCTTTTCATTATAAAAACCGAGGACTTCCTTTTTAGTATACCTACCATGTTCTGGAAATAATAATTTCATTACAAAATCCTCCTTTATATACTAATATTTTAACAAAATGGAAAAAGAAAAGCAAACAGACTGAAAAGCCAACTTGCCACTAAATCTAAGCTAAATACTTGACTTATCTTTATTTTTGTTCCTTCTTACAAAGAACAAATCCTAGACCTAACACAATAGCTGAAAAACTGCCAATAAACCGAAGGTTTTACCTCTTTCATATAACACCTCACCTAATTTGTTCCAACTTTAACCTAACAATAACCTTATCCTTATAGTCAGTACGGTCAATATCACGCTGTAAACGATAAGAGATGTAATGCTCTGCAATGTGAAGGTACCCCTCAGATAGCAGTTTCTCTTCTACCAAAGCCTGTATCATAGAAATAGTAACTACTTCTGTTTTACTTTCTAATAGCTGTGCTTCAATACTTCTAGCAATACGGTATAAAGTATTAGCTAAGTCGTCATTTACTGCATAAACTGAACGTGCTGCCTTATACATTGCATTATAAATCTTAACTGCGTCGAAGTCGACTTTCGTTCCGTTACGTTTGATTACTTTCATATACTCTCTCCTTTCTTGCGTTGCTATGCCCTACACTGAACAATGTAGTTTAGAAAATACACTACTTCCGCAGTCTGAATAGCTTGCAGACAATCCTCTAAAGTGTATTCTACTACAACTGAACCACAATTAAGGTCGAAATATACCCTCTCAACTGTAGCTTTGCGAGTATTGAAACTCTGTAATAACCATACAGAACCAATACCTATTTTATTCTTCCAGTAAAAAACACGCTGTTCTATAGAAACTTCTGACATTTAGATACCCCTCTCCCATAACCTATACAATAAACGAAGTAATTAGTTATTTAACTGCCCCAAACTACCAAACTTACCAATGGCTAAGCCTACCATACTACTATAACACTTACTAAAGTTTAAAGCAAGGTAATCTCGCCTAGTTTTCTAACTTCTTAGATTCTGTGAAAGTACGTCCTGAGGATAAGACTAAGAAATCTCTTGCATTAACTACATACTTTGGTAGAATAACTCCTTGAATATAAAATACCCCCTGCAACGAGGGGAATAATAAATAATATAAAGTCTTAGTTTAACTTACCTTACATTTAATATTTCTAACTAACGCTTCCTCAATAGAGGATAGAGGGAAAGTAAAGCACCAATAACCATCAAGACCAAAGCTAATGGCTCTAGTATATTCCCAAAACCTAACCTACCCAATAAGACCAAAACTAGACAAGATAACACTGCATAAGCTAAGTTAAACACCATTGCAGAATTAATTTGCTTTTCAGATAATTGAGCGTAGTACATGAACTCAGGGGTGTGCTTCATGAAAAATAAGTATCCCGTCAAACTAAACCAAAACAACCCTATAATAATCATTTGCCATCCCCTAACCCTTGTTAACGTACCCCAGTGCTGCCATTATTTACCTTCTTTCCTAACCCACAACTCTTTCGTCTTCTTTTCTAGAAGTTCCTTATACTCTTCTTCTGAGATTTGTAAGAACCCCCTCAGACTAGCTGAAAAATCAATGAACAAATCATAAACCTCATACATACCTAATTTATGAAGTTTATAGAATTCATGCTCTAACTTCTCAAGACTATCTATATCAGTAGATATAGTTACAGATTTAGACCACGGAGTCCCAAAAAGAAGAGTAATATCTTTATAAGTAACAGTAACTTTTAACTCACCTTCCACATCTTTATCTATAACAACATGCAATTCGGGATCTAAACCTTCAAAACCGTCTACATTACGGCAAACTAGTTTAGTCTTAAAGGAAGAACGTTCCTCACAAACTAACTCATAACTACCTTCTCTATAAAGAACTCCACGTCTAGAGTAATACCCATTTACATACTTTTCTAAAACGTCTAAATTTACCGAAAAACAAGTTAAACGTAACTTGTGAGTACTTAAAGAGTCAAAAGTAATTTCTTGGTTTCTTCTAAAACACTTAAACATCTACTACCCCTAAACTAGTACCCATCTCAAAGCTCCAAGGAGTTGTTTTAGCTGTGCATACCCATAGCTAGGGCGGTCATAGTAAGCAAACACCGTTAACTCCACTAAACCAAGCATACCCATCAACAATAGCGATTGCTGAACTGGGTAGTTTAAAGAGCTGACTACGTTATAAACAATAACATAACACATAGACATAACAATCTTATAGAGAGCCTTCCTAACCATGTACTTATTTAGTTGCCTAAATTTATCCTCATAGAACTTGTCTAAAGCAACTCTAACAATTAGTGCAACTGCATAGTTCATTCCCAACCTAAAAACAGACGCACAACCAAGAATAAGCATTACTGTACTAAATTCCATTTTCTTCTTTCTCCTTATCTAGGGCAATTGCACGTTTATAAGATCTAGGTGTAGTTATCCTAAAAACCTCTTCAAAAGTATAAGTCATTAGTTGACGAAAACCTGTCTTTTCTTTATGATTAAAAGAAAATAAGATAATCAATACCTGAAGATAACTTACAATAAACAAGATAAGAGAAACATCCTCGCAGACCAATTTAAAAATCGTCATCTGCACCAAGGTTGAGAGATACCCCAAGCCTGTTGCTAGTACCCATTCAATCAGTATAGCTGGGTATAACACCTTAAACTTACTTTTCATTGAAATCATTACCACTACCTTCTTTCTCTTTTTCCATTTCCACAAGCTTCTCAAGTGATTCTAAGATTTTAGCAATATAACTGTTAAACTTCTCTTCATTATCTAAGTAGAATGTTAACATTTGAGCGTGCTGTAGAATCAAAAGCTGTTCCCATGAGAGATCTGGGAAGTTAGTTTCATCTACAAAAGGTACACTCTTAAAGTATTCAATCCTAGTAAGCTCCCTAGGTCTACATAACCTAATATACTGATAAGACTGACTAGCCTTCTTTGCCCAGTTAATTGCCTTCTCTAAGTCCTGTAACCCACCCTTATGCTTATAGCGAATTACATACTCAACTACCGTTGCAATAGTATGAGGGAATAGAGACTGCAGAGTGAAGTCCCAAGATTCAATCTTGTTCTTTGTATAACGTTCTGGGTGAACCAATTCTTCACCCTTTACAAACTTTTCTGACATCTTATACCCCCTAAGCGTTCCTACAAATCTCAGCAATAAGCTGACTCATAGGTGTAACTTTATACTTCTCAGTACAGTAAATATCATAATGGCGTGGCATTGTGTACTTCAAGAAACGTTTAAACCCTGCATTAGTGCTAGGAAAATCGCTCTTGCGAAGATATACCCCATCAGACCAAAAAGGAAACCTACCTGAATTCCTAAAACGAGCAAACTCATCGATAAGAGAAATCCAACGAGTATATACCAACTCGGTCTGAGCATCTACCTCAATAGGAGTTCCGTCATATTTCGTATATTTAGCCATTATACCATCTCCAATTCTCGTTCAGTAAGGCAGACCTCTGCAAAAAGTGCATCCATAACATGAATAATTGAACCATCCTGTTTGATGTATTTAGTAATTAGGTTAGTGTTTGTCATAAAATACCCTTTCCTGACTAGATTGAACGCATAAATCTTTTTTATCTTTCCTCTCAACAAACATACTATACAAGAAGTAACAAGTACCATATTTTTCTGTAAAATCATCTAGTACTTTAACTAAAATTTTCCCTAACTTAAGGGCAGTAAAACTACTAGCTGTACCTGTAACTATAAGGGAATATAAATATTCACCTTTTTTGTAGCACGGCTGATTTACTAGACTTACCCCATGAATAGGTACGAAAGACACAGAGATAAGCTCATCCAAATAACTTCCTTCCTTTACTAGCATGAATTTGAAAATATCAGCCATAACATTACAATTAGTACCCCTTTGGGTACTAATATTAGCTAACAAACTTACATTGAAATTGTTCATAAAATACCCCACGAGATAACCCATACTAATAGTTTACCAAACTCTTAGTATAGTTACAAACTCAATTAAAGGAGAAAACACAACTAAAAGGAAACCCAGTTGTGTACTTTTAAAGATAAAGGAAAGACTTAGTCTAACCCTTATTGATGTAACGTGTACCGTTACTAGAGATAAACTTACAATAATCCTCAGTAACCATCCACTGGACGATAGGAGCTCCCAAAGTGCTAGAGACATGACGGAATAACTTCTCTACGCTATTTTTAAGAACCTTGACTTCCAAGAGAGTTAAAGAACCTCTCGGACTGCAACTAGCCAAACCTGAAACCTTAGTACCAACAATAGATAATACCCACTGGTCTTTAATGTAAAAGTTTACCGTTCCATTTACCCAATCTTTCAAGTTACTACCTACGGTAATAGGAGTATCTTCCGAATTCCCAGACCTGATATAATAGTCCGACTCCTTAAGTAAACGAACTGCTAATTCCCTAAGTTTACCATAAGCTTCTTGTTTGTAGCTATAGTAAGGTTTTACTACTCTATTTGTCATTTAACATACCCCTTTAATACTCCCCACGCTTAACTAGCTGAGAATAAACCAACTCGGCTAGTTTATAAGTGTCATCATCTACATCTGGACAGTAAGTACCACAGTGCTCACACTCAATCTCACAACCTGAACGAAGGTCGCTCTCATTATGTTCACCACACTCTTCGCAATACCAAGAGAAAGCTGAAAAGTGATTATCAGCAGATAATAGCTCAGAAGTCTCAATCTGCTTAGCTAGTTCTTCAGACTCAAGCATCTTAATAGCTTGGCTTTGTTCTATAGATAATAATTTAATATTTTCTGTCATGAGTTACCCCTCTATCCTACAAAACCTTAAAATTTCCAATTCGGAAGTGGTTTGTCTAAACGTGTTTCAGAAAGCACCTCAATTAGACGGTCACCTAGCATTTCTTTAGGTTTACCAGTCTTAGTTACCCTTGGGAAGTAAACTCTTTGATACAGAACCTCACTTACAGTAAGATACGAATATAGAGATAGCAAACCACTCCCCTGTAACAGTTCAATTGTGTCTTCTAAAGCCTTCTTAGATTTAATGACAATTGGACTTCTCGACATACTAACAGTTGGTTGACCATTAACTTGAGGAGCTAAACTACCATAATAAATAAGAGGTACACTAGCTGCCATACCAAAGTCTTCACTTGGTCTAGAAAATAAGAGATAACCCTTCTTTGTTTTTGGTTCTTCTTGTTGTAAATTGCTCATAAATTGTATCTCCTTAGTTATTAACTATACACCCTACTGGAATCGAACCAGTATTAAAGGATTAGAAGTCCTCTGTCATATCCATTAGACCAAGGGTGCTAAAGGGGGCAAATACCCCCAAGGGAGGGAGTTATAAGCTAGTATTACCGAACTAACTTATGTAACTATTATACCAAAGTCTTAAGATAGTTACAAACTCCTTAAAGCACAAAAGATAGCTAGGTTCTACCCTAACTACCTAGCACACCTTTTCGATGTTAATACAGACAACTAATTTGTTTTACTTCCAATAACGATAAACCGTGTGGGCATCTACGTTTTGCTCACCGATAAAGGTTTTAGCTGAAAAGTCAGTTCCTTCAGGTAGCTGATACCCATAAGAGTCAAAGTCGTAAACACGACGATTGATGTTATTTAAAGAGTATCGTGATTCATCGTGAATAACTGATGCATCTTTCTTAGGTTCCCAATAACGAACGATGCTACCATCACTACGTTTGTACTCCCATTTGAAGTTGAACAGTTCAAAGTTAGTGTTGTAGCTTAGGTGAGTACCATCAACTGTGGTGTTTTCGATGTAATCGTTATTATCACCACCTACACCATATCGGTTATAAGAGGTGCTCGGATTGTAATAAACATCCGCTTTAACAGATTCAACTACCGAGAGAGCTGAGACAGTTAATACACCCAAAGCTACAGTTGAAAGAATACGTTTCGACATGCTTTTGATTTTCATTGAAATCCTCCATTATAAGAAATCTACTTCAAGGTGCTTAAAGCACACCTGAAGAAAAGTTATTTTAAGTTAGAAGATTTTCTAACCTAATAATATTATTTTAACATACTACCCCACTAAAAACAACTTAATTCAAGCTAGATTTTGAACCATTGCTAGACACATCTTCATAGCATCAGTAAAAGGGTCAGTAAATGTTGGCTTTCTTTTGCACCAACTATGCATACGCCTTAGTAACCATTGAGTTGCTTCGTCTTTATTATCAAATAAGAAAGACTTACTATGGTCTTCATAAGGTTCACCGATAAAGATTAAA